AACAATCAGAACATATTCTTAAACATTTCGACTAAACCCACTGGGAAGGAAAAAATTTCGCCTCGCAGAACATACTGCGAGGGTACAAAACCTCGTTTTTTAGCCGATCTCTCAATGAGATGGTTCAGATATGTTCTGGTAGTTTATTCACATAGTACCATATGTGTTCACGCCGTCAAAAAACGTGATTTACTTTTTAAAGAGAGTAAGCAACTCTTTGATGATCTGCATTTAAGCAGGTGGCGGTATCTCTCCATAAACCCAATAATTAGGCACATTGACAAAATGAAGTAATTGGTAATCTGTACCAATACTTGTATAATAATCTAGTGTCATATTCAGTGGATTTTGTGAAGCGGTGGGCCTGCATCGGAAAACGGCAACCATGTTGTCGTAGTTCGAAGCATCATCAGATGATCCCAAATTTCGTTCAGCGACAGCAGTGCCGAGAAAACGTAATCTAGAATACATAGGTACTTGTACCTGCAAACCTGTTTGGGTTCGCATGTTAGTGAGAGCACACCCCGCTTGCGCGAGAAAACGACTCGCCGACAAAGCTGTTCGATTTACATAATCGAGATCTGTCGATGTAGTGAATGTATGTCCATTCCCACTAACTCTAGTTATTAGGTCACCATATCGCGCAAGCGCTAAGGTATCTAAAGCTTCACCAGCATTATTCATATTAAGTTCCCAATTTTGGGAACCACGCACTCCAACGAAACAGGGCTCAAATAAGCACTGCAGAGGTTGTTGCACATAATTAAAATATGCTGTTCCTGCTCCAATAATTTGATTGGCTTCATTTAACCCATCTGTATCATATCCATAATACAAGGGTCTCCGAGGTAGCGTTGAAATCGCTTGCCAGAGAGTCCCTGTAGTATTGTTAGGATAACTAATTGTTCGGTGATAGCACCTCCTGCGAAAGAGGGTTCTCATTGAAAAAATAGCTTCTCCATTATAGATTTTATGCAAATGGGGATTTTTCTTGATTTCCAATTTTGCAATGTTGTCAGCAACGACCTTCTCTTCTTTCTCACTCGATTGAATGGGATTGTAAGAGATTCGCGAAGCATCAAACAACTCCGGATCAGCGGGATTAGCAAAATCAGCATCTTCCATATGTGTTTCCACATACATGAAAATATCAGCCGTTGTTACAGGAGAGGTCTGTTTTGTTAAAACTTTTACGATTAGGCGACCATTATGTCTATCTTCATTGAAGGCAGCACAAGCGGTTGTTGGCGATGTGAGATTCAATTCACCCTGGTTAAAGCTTGTAATAAGGTAAGGATAGGGTTGCATAAATGGAACTCGGATTTCAATCTCTTGTTCCTCAGCTATGTCCACCACACGGGAATAATTTTCCGTGTAATTTAAATCAGCAGAGGTACCATGAGCTGGATCCCAAATTATACTTACGCGACCACGATGGTATTGAGAACAAATAAATTTGAATCTATACACCATCGTTCCTCGCCAAAAATTAAAGCATCTAGCAACAAGGGACATTGGAACCATAGATAATGCTGTATTTGCGCCAAATGCACTGCTTGGAGCAGAACCACTTTGTGTTCCATTAATGATAGGTGAGACATTTATTTCTGCAAGAATTGCATCAGGAGCATCAGAAGAAGCCCAGTTTGGTAAAGACCAAACATTTCTCTTTTCAGTTAAGTAAGAGATGGTTAATTCGTCAACTCCATTTCCTCCAGCTATTCTATTATCCACAGTTAATTCGTTTTTCGGATCAATGGTCAGTTTTTCAAACGGAACAGAGATCTGTGTGGATGCCATAGCATGGAAAGGTAGATTCTTAAAAGCAGAAACGTCATCAATAACGGGTACATTTGTAAAACCAAATAATTTAGCAATAGATGAGACTGCAGAGCAACCAATTTCAGTAGCCTTGGCGAATGGTTTGAAGGGTGCAGGAAGTAGATCGGCCGCTGTTCCAGCGACGGATGCTACATTACTAGCGATTCCGCTAATGGGTCCTGTTTCTTCATATTCGTCAGCTTGAAGTGGTAATTCTGAAGTTGGTCCTGAGACCTTAACATCATCTGCCCAAGCGAAAACTTGAATAGTAACAGTTGGTCCTGCTGCTGCATTGGCAAAAGCCAACACATCATGGGACCAAAAATCAAGTTCGCCCATATCAGTAAAATCTGAAAGTTTACCAATCCGTAACCAATTTCGTACATTGATGTAAGGGAGTAACATTTCCCCTCCTTGTGATTTGGAGGGTAATATGTCAATTCGTTGTCTACACGTAGCGGCAAGAGTGCCACCAAAAGTGTTAAGAGGCATAACGAGTTTCCCAGCGTCATTATTGACGAAAGGTCTATAGGTGCAAAATGCATAACCATAATAAAATGGAGACGCGTTAATGACCACCTTTATTTTAAGATTGCATGCTAAAAAAGCATAATTATGTAACTTTCGTTTGATGGAAGCATTGTCGAAATACAATTCCCAAGGCCTAATAGCACTGGGAGAAAGTATTGCACCGTCTGCCCAATTCATAGTGTGAATAAGAACTGGTCGAGACAAATAGGTAGCTAAATCGACATTTGCAGAAAATCCATCATACATAGATTCATCTTCAATGGGTGAAGCTTCAACTTTCACTGAAGCAGATTTATCATTAAATGTAATGGTTTCTTGGCGTTCACCTTCTTCTTCTACAACGGTTTCATCGGTTGTGGTTAAGCCTGATTGAACTAAGCAAGTTGATTGACGACTGCTTGAGCTATCACTCGAAGAGCAATTAGCTGTAGCAAAGCATTCGTCATAGACTTCGCTCGTTTCAACCAGCGCTTTCGTTTGCGAGGGTTTCGCAAATTTAACCGGAACCGAATCCAACGTGTTCGAAGAGTTTTGGTGAACCGTAATCGGGGTCTCCATCGAGGAGGAGATTTGCCTGTGGAGCCTTGGTACGCGGCTCTCAGCGTATTTTGTTTTTGAAAATTTGGCAGGTTATGTGTTTATACACCTTGTAACGGTCAACCCGGACTCGAAACTGGTGTTTGATGTATTGAGTATCAACGTAAACTCATCCCTAAAAAGGGATTTTGGGGAACGCCCGCGTAGATTACATACAACATCCTATCTGGTGAATTCACAACATCTTACATTCACCATAAGTAACTATGTTATACGAAGTTATTTTGGTTTAAAGGACCTTAACTTAAAGGCCCCTCGATCAAATTAATGACCGGCTTTCTTAAAACGCTCAACGAGTGTCTCATATTTGGGAAAAGTTAAACTGTTACCTTCTTTATCAAAGGTTTCATATTCTTCTATCCCAAGGTCAGAAATCATATCCTTGAGCAATAATAAACGTTTGTTGTAAGTTTGTTTTCCATAAAAGAAATACTCTTGAATTGCAGAACTTACGACTGCTATCACCTGTTCTTCCCAACAGATTGTTTTGGAACGAGTCCAAACCATTAGACTTTTCTCGATCGACTCATGTTCTAGAGGACAGAGATATTCTTGTAGTTCTTCATCGAATCTCCACGTTCTTTTGAGGAAAGAAGCTTGTGATATGTCAATATAAGGAACACTTTCCGATGTCTTGTCAGGCATCGTATAAGTAATCCCCATACGTCCAAGAGTTTCTTGTATAGTTGTGTGATTAAACCAAGGCGTTTCTTTCGAAACACCCATAATATTGTCATCGCCATACGTCATTAGTTTAACATTCTGTCTGAATGTTTCAACTTCATCATTAGGATTAAGCATATAATATACATACCTCATATATAATGAATTAACTAGAGAGTTAATAATGACGGTCAGGGGATGCCCACTGGGATTCGAACCATAAAATTCGACGAGATCTCCGTTGAAATCAGTTAAGGGATATGCTGTATCTTCAGCAATACCTTTCATGATAAGGATATCTTCTTCGTCAAAGTTTTTGGAACTCATACAGATGGTTATCATCACATGGAATGCGGCCTTAATAAATGCGGGGGGCATGCGCTTATCATAGGCCTTATAATCTCCTGCAACAATTTGATTTTCACCAAATGTCGCGAGATATTTATATATATCGCCCCACTCGCTCGACTGACAAATTGTGCCAGGAGCAGCCTCAAATATGAATTTATTGCGTTGAATGACACGAATCATAGACAGGTAGTACTTGCGTACAACTAGGCTCCAATCGAATGGAGCTCCTGAAAAGACTCGTGTTTTTCCCATTTCTCGTTTTTTGTGAGTAACGGGTTCATCTTTGAGGTGTGCACAAAAGTTGGGATGTGCACGCTTCCCATTCTTATAGTTGTCGATTATCTCTTTCATTCGATCCATGATTTCATCACTTGCTTCCACAGGCTCAAGGTTTTCACCTCGAGGTGCTATGGCAGTAAGAAAATATTTTTTGGATTTTTTCCAGGGATTACCGGCACTAGTGTTTCGATTCATCTTATCTACATATGTGACGCCAGCGGCTCCGTTAAGAGCCGTAAAGTCGTCATACACATTTAAGAGTTTGATTTCTTCGGGAGCTAGTTCTTTAAGAATTGTTTGGGCAAATTGTTCGGTCACGTATTTAAGTGAGGACATGTCAATGTCTGTCACAGGATTAACGAGATCGAGAGCAGCAATTCGCCATGGTTTCCACCCACTCATAACTGGTGCGGTGTACTTTGTTGAATACCCTTTCTCTTGCAAAAAGGCATTCATAGGTGTCTGCTCAACACGAGACTTTGGAGCTATCTTGAATCCAGTAAAGGATCCATACACGGTTGCGGAACCGTGATCGATATATCGGAAAACCGACTTTTTCGAGAGTTCTCCTACTTCGCGTTGTTTGGATTGTGCGGATAGTTTAGGTGCATCAGGAACAATACGTTCCTCTCTTCCCAAAAATTGATTAATCAATGTTTGTGAGAAAAATAGGCTTTCGGCCTTTGCACCCTTACCAGCTACATGAATCCCTAAAAGGACGGGACCCTGAGGGGTCTGCATTAAGTACGGACTGCCACATTGCCCAGATTCAGTTGGAACTTTAACCTGAGTGACGTAGCTATCATGTACTAACGATTTACCTATAAGATCTTTGAAATGAGAAAAATCTACTAGGTTTTCCCTCTTAGCTCGTATGAATGAATTTTGACATATCTTACCATCATCTCCTCGTGAGATAATTAAACCTTTACCTGAACCATTAAATGAATCGTTTGGAAACAATTGTGTAATGTCTTTAAAAGGTGGTAAGTGAGGTACTGTCAGAATTGCAACATCATGATCTTGAAAAACCATAACATCACATTTACTCATAGCGAATGCAACATTTGTGGTAACTCCGTTGCAAGAGCTCTGTCTTATTAAGCGTATATTTAAGATATCTTCATCCAGTTTAAGGGTATGAAGATTAACCATTATCTTATGTCCTCCAAGTGCTATGGCTACTCCGTCTTTTACGAAGTTTTTACCATTGCTCTTGAAGGCCTGCTTAAATGACATTATGTTGGTACTCAACTTATCTATCACTTGCTGATCTGTTAATGATTTCCACGACGTGGTTTGACGGGAAACATCGAAATCAGTAAGTTGAAAATCGTTTTTGTACCAAGGATTTTCGCGCTCTTCCTTCCCTTCAGGACTAATTCCTTCGGAGGATTGGAGCACGGTTTTAAATATTTTTTGCCATAACTTATAACTAATATAAAATGAAGTGATGGCGGTAACTAATTTGACTAAATTGATTGGGGTGTTTAGATCTCTTTGAACTCTTTCACCGAGATCTTGATAATATGCGTGGGTTTCGGCCGCTTGCCGGAACATACGATTATACCAATTTCTCAGTTTCCATGCATAACTGCACTTAAAAAAGAAATCAAAGATGGTAGCCATAGAAGATAAGGCTTCCAGGGATTGTAGAGAACATTTACACATCGTTAGGGGTAACGAACAGTTAATGCAAGATTTGACATCAGCCATCATTTGGATTGAGTTGGACATCTTATCTTGATTTGAGAAATGTGTTTTAATGGATTCTACATACCATTGAAAGAATTGGGCCTGGTTCATATTCTGGAGCTCGTCTGGTTTGACGATCTCCGCTTTCTTCTGTGGAGAAGAAATAGAAACAGTGCGGACTTTGTGTACGGAGAAAGTCCATAAATCCGGATACGACCCTTGGGTGGGGGGTGGTACCTTTGAAGAATCTAACATGCCGTCAGTAGTATATTCCGGTTTGGGAGTCGGAATAATGATGTAAGGGAACCGTCGCTGGATAGCAGACGGATGTGAGAAATAGTAGTGGGCATTAAGATCCTTCGTGTTAGTTGTAGCTACAACCAATTGACCTCGAAAAGGTGTTCGACCTTTGTGTTCGAGGGCAGCTTGGTTTGGGACAAATGGGACCGCATTAATGACTTGAATAAATTCAAGGCACGATTGGTCACCATTTGGAGCTTTATTGGGATGGAGGTATGCAACATCGTCTAAAAACAATGAATGCATATTGGATCTGAATCCATCCCAGAATTCAGATACGGGGTTGCGGACATACTTATACTCGTCACCATTAGGCAAATTGCGTGCCTTACAGAACAAATAATAAAGTATATCCTTGATAGTACTTTTCCCAACTCCAGACTCGCCAAAAACGAGTACAGAGTAAGGGACTTGTCGAGATTCATTAGCAAAGCGGAGACATAATATCTCCGATTTGATCATCTTGAGATCATTTAATCGCTCACCGACTGTGCGGCGATCAAAATCAGTCAATCTCGATGCGTACTTGTGGATGGACTCGCCTTTTTCGATGGCTGAGTCAAGATCGCGTAGAAATTCGGCCTCTGACGTTTCCGCCAGAGTCGGGTCGTGGAGGAGTCGCGCTCGATTTTTGAGATCGAGAGCAAACTCAAACCATTCTACGTAGGTGCTGGGGGCATGGAACAGGGGTTCCACTCCACCTTTTTTCCAGCATTGAATGCATCTCTCAGCAACAAAGGACACGGTATCAAGGAGGCTAAATATAAAATCTGGCCCCATATGATATTTCTTCTGAAGAATTTCTTTTTCAAGAAGAGTGTATCCGGTGTATTTGAGAGGGATTCCCATTCGTTCAAAGAGATTCAAAGCTATGGAGTAGCTAAAGAGTCTATAAACTTTTTTGAATAGGGGGGATTTTTTGGCTGATGCATAATCAGTCAAGAGGTTGCGAAATGTAAGGATCAAATCGCTGGAAGAGGATTGGATTTCCTCAACCTTAAATAAGTTTTTTAATAAATTATTGATTTTTTGAAGGTTTTTGGGTGTGCAAATAGCTCGCTTCGGCAAATAATGTTTAGTTAAATTGGCGAAGGCCAGGAACACATCCTGTTTTGTCTCTGCTCGTTGCAGAAACTGGGCGGTGAAATAAATGACTTCAACACTGTGAATTATAAATTCATGTTCAGTGTTTCCATCAAATTTATCACGGAGTTGTTTGCGGACAAAGTCAAAGGGGGATGAAGATTCGTCCGATTGGATTTGGGAGTTTGAGATTTTCTTGGTTAAACCGACTATAGAGTGCTTAGTATTGCGAGGTTTATTTCGCTTTTCTTGACGACTTGGTTTGTATTTAGAATAATCTTTTGTATAAATAGAACTAATAGAATAAGTGTGTTGATAAGTGACTTCAAATTCATCAAAACTTTCCTCTGAGATAGAGGATTGAATATTAGAATATGAAGTTGAATTGGATCTACGATTATAATTACGTTTAGGTTCTCTATTTCTTAGACATTTGTTATGTCTATTAAGTGAGCGCTCAAAAAATGTGAGCCCACATAAATGAGAAAACATAAAATATTGTCTACTGAAATTGCAGAAAACAAACATTAAGAAAAAGAAATCGGGATATCTAACAGGGGCAGTTAATATTTCGTTGACACAAGACCAAAACATTGATTGTATAAGAAGTTGAATGTGGCGTTTACCACGGAAATAAGGTAGGAAATAAATGACGACAGGAAGATAACGTATAAGTATATCTAAATAGTGGTCAATTTCCGAACAAATATATCCGAGATAGGAAGTGTTAACAAATTCTCCAAACTTAACATGGTAGTATCCAGTTGAACGTGTATAGCCAGTATAGCAAAGACGTTCGTGGAAAATCATGTAGTCAGATGAATCGATTTTTGGACAATCATATTGTGTCAAGGACATCGCACTAATTGAAGGTAAGTTTGATGCAATAGACATAATAATTGCGGGTAAAAATGTATGTGTAATTATATTTTTATTTTGTTTTTTAGTTTTTTGTTTTTTATTTTGTTTTTGTTTATTAATATATAGGTTGTTGGCAATCATGTCAGCATGTGCCTGTCTTCGCATTTCTTCAAGAACTTGTGCGGACTGTTCTTTTTTCTTCCAGAAATCATCAGCATTTTGTAATCGTAAACGATTTTCGTAACTGTTGAGTTCGTGTTTGGTTGAGATTTTAGGCAGAAGGCATTGCGCGGTTTCCCGGTTAAGGGCATTGGCGACTTGAGCATTATCGTGTTTTTTAAAAGTTGTGACCATAGTTAAGAAATTAAGTAAGGGAGTGATTCCAATTGTAGTAGGAAATCAACACTAGCAGAAGTTTGTGGAAATCTGCATTCACTTGTTTGTTAAAGACAATAGGACCTTGAAGAGGTTATAGGAAAGAGCCTGAATTAACAGAGGGCTTAATAAAGGTAAGCGGACCTGATAGATTTTAAGAAAATATATCATAAAAGTGTCTTGTTTTGATTCGTTTCAATCGTCCATGTGACGTTAGAGAATTGAATCATAAACGGGTTTAGTAACAATGTTTAAAGTGGTTATAAACTAAGGCTAACCACTGGTTAGTAGGCTAAATTCGGTAATCATAATAAATGGAGAAGGACTATCTAAGAATAGGACTTCAGCATCAGATAAATCGAAATCTAAAAGATGGTGTAGTTAAGCTACAAATAAATAGATTCTCGAAATGTTACAATATTGAATAGAGTACTGTGAGTTAATAGTATGTTTTTAATCCCCTAAGTGGGATAGTAGAAAAAATGAAGATATTGGCGTATCACCTATGTGTATTGCTTGTGAAAGCAA